TTTGCTTTGGTGTGCCTGTTGCCAGGGCCTACGCTTGCTACTTGCGGTAGCCAATCGTCAGATTAATCTGCATCAAGGGCCAACTAAATGGTATGCCTTAATGAGTTTCTAGCAGAAATGTAGGAAAAATACAACATCTAGTGAAATATTTTTTACATCTACTAAATGTGGATAAAAAAACCCCGGCAAACTGCACCGGGGCAAGAGTCACTCTCGTGAGGAGATTTTTTATATTAGCCGAAATTCTGAGCAAACATCTTCTCAACCTTGGCGCGGTAGGATGGATCCGTTTTGTACTTAGGGTCACCAACCATTTGATACAGCTCATCTTTGGATGGAGCGCCCTCAACTGGCATAGACTCTGTTGGGATACGAGACCCCTCATAGGTCTCACGCAGTTTCATTAAAGCCTTTAAGCCTTTGGCAGTACCGCCCATATACTTAAACTCTTCAAAGTCATCTTTGCCCCATACCCCTTTGTTTACAAGACCTCTAGCCCAATCTGTCATTCCTTTAATAATGACATCTGCATTAGGGCCAAGAGATGCTTTCTCTTCAGCAAGTGATCTGGTTACAGACTCTACTTTTTCTGCACCCATACCAACTACCTTGCCAACCAAACTATCTAAAGCAAGTTGCGATATCCCATTTTCTTGCGCCCAATTCATAACGTGGCTACGAACTGGGTCAGTCTCAGGGATAGCACCAAATGCGGATGTATCATACTTGCCATCTGCTGGTGCCTTGTGCTTGCCTTGCGATATCTGTTTTCTGAGATCCATCCAAGACTTAGCAATTCCCTCTAAATCAGGAGCTGCATCGTCTTTCTTCCAAAAGTTCTCAGGCCACCAATCAGGCCTGTCTAGCGGCGTGTCATCCTCTTGCTCTGCTAAATGAGATATCTGTGTTGATTCTGGGTTTTGTTGCTCGGTACCTTGGCTGTCCTCAGTTGTTACTGAGTCCAGTAGGCCACCATTCTCTGTGGGCTGGACTGCTTCGGTAGTTTCCATTTTTACATTTTCCTCGCTTTATTAATCCTTGCTTCCAAATCCCGAACAATACTATTCTGCCCTTCTCGGTAGAACGCATAGCTGGGATCAGCACCAGGCAAGGCAACTGGCTGCTCTAACAAAGTGGCTCTTAACCACTTCATCAGTTTCTCGCCATCCTCAGAGCTAAGAACTCTAAGGCATAATTTGTTTAGGTCTTCTACTGATTGGTCAACATCGCGAATATCTGTAACTACACTTTCTAGGCCAGCCCATCCGTCAATATTCATGCTTTAACCCCAGCCATCTTTAGCATTTCTGGCAAAGCCTCTGGGTTCTGCTCTGCAACCTGAGAGGCTTGTTGTGCAATCTGCTGGAGATTGTATTGGCGCTCTGCGGAGTCATTGCGTAGTCTTGTTGGGATACCCAGCTTTTCTGCAATGTAATCTGTAATCTCGCCCATCTTAGGAGTTGCTTGACCCTCTGGCCCAAAGCCTTGAGCCATCTGCACGAACTGCATAACACTTGTTACGTCTTCCATATTCTGAGCCATAGCCAATGGGGCAACTGGTGCCACCTTAACCTCTAGCCCATTGACACGCAAAGGCATATCGATAATGCCTCTGTCATCCATCACTTGTAGTATTTTCGCAACAAGTGGAATCATGGTCTCGTTTATCAATCGTCCAAATGCAGATCCGAGGTTCTGACTCAACTCCTTCATACGTTCTACGACTTCTGTTGCGGAGCGAGCAGACATATTATCCGGAGGCAAACTCTCGTCTAGCAGTATGCGCTTGATGTTGCCACGCAAATCACCCATGATAATTTGAGCTACGTTAAAGTCACCAGCTCTTGGCAATGGCTTGAGTGATTCACCCTGTGGGCCACCATTACGAGCTACAGGAATGATGGCTCCTGGCACAATCTTGACTGTTGCTGGGTTTAGAACTCCATCGTCAGCTGCGGTATACACACCGGATATAGCTAAAGATGCGTTCTTTAATACTAACTCTAGGGTTTTGTTTAATGTCTTGATGTCTGGCAATGCAGTAATCAATGGGCCTCTGCCATAGATTTCACCAGCCACCTTCATATAGCGACTGACTACCCAAGGGCTTTTCTTTAATCTGCGATAGACCAGCTCTTGCTTAGATTCTTTATGGATAACGTGGTAACAGAAATCTCCACGCTTTGGATCAAATACAGTTGCCTCAATTAACTCAAAATCCTCTGTTGGCTTTTGGTCAATCTTTTGTTGTAAATCGTTTGGAATTTCAGCATCTTTCCATTGTTGAATAATGGCCTCGCCCTTAATACGCATACGTCTATATACGTTATCTACTTGGCCATTAGCACCCTCTTCAAATGCTACTAAGAATTGTGGCACAGGAATGAAGTTAATTGGGCTTGTATCATCGCCAGGTTGAACCATCATTACAGCCGTACCAACTGCTAGGTCAAGTAAAAATTCACCCATCGCAATATCAAAGTTAGATTGCTTGAGGGTTGCAAACATCTTGTCTGCATAAATATCTAAAGCAGCTGCTGCCTCTGCTTTACGCTGATCTGGAATATCTGGGCCAGTTTCTAAACGACACCATTTGCGTTGTGGTGGAAAAATGCCTGATTGCAAACGATTAGCAAAGCGTTGAGTTGAATTGATGGCCGTGGCATCAAATACTCGATTCATTTTTTTAGCGCCACCAACTTTACCTTCGTAATATCCATCGTAAAGATTACGTTGTGGCAGAGCAAACTCATATGCCTCATCGTATAGATCTCTAAAATCTTCTTTTTTACGCAACGCTATATCGTGGCGCTTGAGAATATCCTCTGGTTTTAACCGCATCATTTCAGCCATTATCTTCCTCATCTAATCCTTCAAATGGATTCTTACCTTTTGCATCAGTAATTGGGCCACCTGGTTCCCAAGTATCACAAGTCCTAGATGATGTGCATGGAATTTCCCATTCATCACAATACCCGCCAGATTCATTGGTATCTACCCAAGATGGGTCAACTTCTGGTGGTGTTATTTGTTCATATTTTTTCATGCAATCATCAATGAATTTTGTTTTCCAATAATGACCGCAATTACCGCAAACCATTTCTCTTGCGGCACATTCGCTAACATTCCATTTAGCAGACTTCATTAACCAAAACATTGTTTCTGGCATTTTTGGGTTTGCTGGCCCAAGATCTGCTTTAATAATGCAAATCTTATGGTTAGCAATACTCATCTTTTTGTCCATCAAAACTGGTGGACAACGCTTACCGCTAGTAAATTGTTCCATTATTTTTTCTTAGCCATGCCAGCTTCGCTCATTGCAATAGCAACGGCTTGCTTTTGTGACTTAACAACTGGGCCACCTTTACCAGAATGTAGACCGCCAGCCTTGTATTCGCGCATGACTTTTGCTACTTTCTTTTGCATTTTGTCTTTTGACTTATCCAAGATTAGATCCCCCGCCTAAAGTTTGTTGCATTCCAGCTTCTGGGTTTAAACGTGCATCTGACAATAGTTGCCTTCCTCTACGTCTTGATGCTCGTAATTTTGCTGCTTCAGCTTCTTGTGCAGCAGTTGACGTTCTTCCCTTTGTTTCGGGAGTTGCTGCCGCTGCCGCTGCTGGTGCAGCTGCTTGTGCTTGGCTTGGCATATTACCAGTTACTTTTGCTGCCAATCCAATGAATGGTGCTGTAATTCCTTTAACTGCTCCGCCAACTGCTCCGCCCATGATTACATTACTCCTGTTTTATCAGATCCAAGCGTTTGTATGCCTGTCTCTGGGGTTAAACGTGTGTCAGATAAAAGCATCCGACTACCACCACGCAATCTTGCTCTTTGACGTGCAGCTGCTTGTTCCGCTAAATTGCGCTTTTCTTCTTCTGCTTGCGCTCTCATTTCAGCTGTTTGTTTACTTGTTTCTGCCGCGGCACGTTCTGCTGGCCCTGTGTCTGGTTTGCCACCAAATAATCCACCCATTTAAAACCTCGTCATTAATAGATAATCAACCTTGTCAGGGCCATACTTCTTTAAAACTGTTTCGGTTTCAAACTTTAATGCTTGTGCATAACGTATTGCCCGAATATCGTCAGTTCTAACAGTTATTTGCAATCTGTGCAAGTGCAGATATCTCATTGCGATATCTACGAATGATGAACCACATCTAAGCATAGATGCTGGGTACTCTCTTGCCCTATTATCAAAGATGCTCCACATCTCTCCAACTCCACCCCAAAACAATACAACCCCAAATATTGCTATTGGCCTGTTTCCCTGAAACGCTGTAGCAGCTGCCCCAAGTTGAGACTGACTGTATATCATTGCCCTTAAATCATATCCTCTAGCAACTGCTATTAGTTCGGGTTGATCTGTATCAAGTTGGTCAAAATGTTCAATTACAAATGGAAGATAAAAGATACCCTTCTTTTTATGCATTTGTTCATTAAGCACCTCGTATGGGATAGTAGTTTTCATCTGGCAAAAATATCAAAGTCGCTATTGGCTACAGTTTGGGCTACGATTGTCTTGGATAATGAGTTTGGCCTAGTCATTCGCTTGTATTCTCCACCACCCAACAAGAGATATCCAAATGCATCGCCAACGTGGGAATGTTCATTCTTGTTTGGCGCATCCCTAAACCGCTCTTGCCCAGATCCAACCGAAACCCTTTTAAAATGATACCCGCCAGCCAAGGATTTGCGTAATAATTTACATTTTGTGTCAACCATTAAGCCTGGTTTACCGTTAATAAGTCGTTGCATGGGCGCGGCAGCTGACTCTCTGCGTACCTTAAAGTCGTTTGATGGGGTAGGTTGAGCTTTTAGACCCAATGTTCTTAAAAAATCAAAGGCAGTTACCTCATAAATGGCATCTCTAGCCATACCAGCTGGGTCTCCCCATACCAATATCTGCATATTTGGGTACTTTGCGTTGAGATCGGCTACCAATTGATGGCCAAAGCGCTCTAATCCCATGTCAAAAGTAACAATTTCGTCTAGTATCTGCCAACTACCGCTAGGCAACCTCTGCCCAATTACCGCAGCTGGGGTTAAACCAAAGTCTAAGCCTACCTGAATGGGTACGGATGGGTCTAACTCAACGTCTCCAGACATGATATTGTCGTTATATTCAGGCCAAACGCTCTTACCCTCCTGAACATAGGTGTATTTTCCTTCTGCGTAGCATCGAATCCAATCCAAATTTTTACCAAGTAACATCTGTTGGTAGTATCCAGCGGGTAGGTTATCTACGTTTTCAGCTTTTTTATTTAATTCCCACCATTTTCCAGCGGAGAATATGCAATCGTTTGCCTCTGGGTTGTTTGGTAGGTTTTCGGGAGATATCTCTATAACACCGCCAGGTTGTCTAAAGAACTTCCAAGCGTATGCCCCTGTCATCTTTTCTTTTTCTGCCATCCTAAACCACCAATGGTCATCATCCATTGGGTTGGTGTCCATCCAAATGCCATGCCAACTAGCTCCACCGTCTCGTTTGGTAGGGTATCTACCTACTCGGTGAGTTAAACCATCAATAACGGCCTTGGGCAGTTCTCGCGCCTCATTGACCCATGCCCCTGTCAACTCAAGCGATAACAGTTTACGCACGTCTTTGGGCTGATCTAGCGCTAAGAATATAACTTCGCAATCTATCCCAGCCGCGCCCTCTCTAGCGGGCAATCGGATGTGATGGGTAATCGGTGGTGTATACAGCATTGGCCCAAAGGTATTTTCTGGAAAAAGGTCTTGCCAGGTCTTTATTGTGGTTGTCTTGAGTTCGGGGTAGCTATTGCGTACAATGACAAAACGGGTATATCGGACACCATCGATAGGGGAGGGCTT